GACGAATAGCACCGTGGTGCTGTGTTCCTCAATCTTGGTAATGGACTCAGGCTTTAGTAGATCCGTACCGCTAAACCGGTCTTCTACTTCGGGCAGGGCACACAGAATCTTCCAGCCTTTCGGCTCCGGTAGCTGTGTGGCTTTTGGCATGTCTTCCTGCGGCAACTCCTCAACGACTTCAGTCATCAGACTCCTCAACTTTCTTGGCAAGGGACAGCAGATGGGCCTCTGCGAGCGCTAGCCCTTGAATAACCCCGCAGAGTTTTTGATACTGGTCAAACGTTTGGCATGCACCGTTGGCTAAGTCATCGGTGTAGTTATTCATATCCTCACGGATCTTTTTGCGTAGAACGTCTACGAATGAGTTGATCACTTAGGCGTCTCTCCTTTCTTGGTATCTTTAATTAGTGCAGCGCCAAGTTTGGCGTTTTCTGTCATCTGTTTCAGTTCCAGCTCCTGTTCGTCCAAGGCGATTCGCAGCATCGCTTCTTTCTCCCTAAGCGCCAGCTCACGTTCTTTAGCCTGCGCATCAAGGGCGACTTTCTGAGCCTTGGTCTGAGCCTCTTGGGCCTTAATCTGCATCTCGGCCTGCTGCATCTGCACAACAGGATCCTGCATCTGCTGCATGGTTTGGATGGCTTGGGCCTGTTTCTGGCTGGCAAGCAACACCTGCTGAGAAGCCGCAGCCACCAGACGGGAGACCTGAACCTCAAGCTGCTCCGGCATATCTTCATCCGGGGGTGGCAGGGCCATACCCAACTGCTCTTGGATCTGGTTACGGTATTTAAACCCTACGTGCTCGGCAATATGCGCCTGTAGCGCGGCCATCATCTGCTGAGCCATCGGGTTTTGCCCAATCATCTGCATGATCATTGGATCCTGCATCATGGACATGTGCACCTGAATATGGGCCTCATGGTCCTGATATATAAAGGCTTTAAGCGGCTTGCCTTTAAGCGCTTCCATGTTTTCCGACACAGGGTCGCGGGGTTTGAAGTCATCCTCAACTGGCACAAGCTTGGCGGCATTCTTAATACCCAGCACTTCCAGCATCTGCCTGTGAAGCTGTGGCAGATCGTAGATCTGAGGGGCTGTCTGCGATAACTGAATGACCGCTTGGTACTGAACAACCCGCTGCGACATGGTTGCCGCATTCGGATCTGACACAGGGATGATCTCTACCTGATCGTAGTCTGACTTCTTAGCCTTACGGTCAGCCGTTTCTGGATCGTAGTCGTAATCCTCATCGGTGTAGTCACGGATGATGGCGGCAAGAAGTTGAAGCTCCTGTTTGAAGGCATAGTGCACCCGAGCCTGAACTGCGCTCATAACTTTGAGCATGCGCTCCAGCAACGCCAACGTAGTGCCCACGGGCGCCTGCGCCGACATATCGCTGATCTTCATATCTGCCGTAGCGGCAAATCGACGACCTTCTTCTACGATGGTACCAAGTAACTGATATAGCGTGGCACTTGGCTCTTTATATGGCAGCGGCAGGATGTTGTCCCGAATGGCGCCAGATGACACGTCCACATCTCTAAACTCACCCGGAGCAATCGGGGTGTCATCCCCTTTAATCCGCAGCCCTCTGGTTTTCAAGCCACCCGGCAGGTTAGATAGCGTACCCGCGTCAACCAACTGCCTCATAATGGATGTGGCACTACGGGCAAAGCCACCGATTAGGTGGAATAGCCCAAAGCCGTATATGCCAAAACCCGGTATGTAGGTGTAGTGCACGAAGTGACTGCGGCGCTCTTTGGTCTCATCATCTTCGTAATAGTTACGGCGGATCGACAGAACCGTGCCTGTCTCAGCCATGATTGTGACGATGTAAGGCAGCGCAATCCCAGTATCTTCACCGTCTTCTTTGTCTTCATATCCCGGTAAGTCCAGATTGATCTGTACTTCAAAAAGTACATACCGGTCATCGTTCATGCTGGAGAACCCGGTCTCCTTGTCTTTGCGTTCCTGCAGTTCGTTCTTGATCTTTGGCGGATCACCTAACTCTATGTCGCGGTAAAAGCCTGCCACCTGCAGCTTGCGGATCTCATTCTTAGTCTTATACATCCGGTGCGTTACACGCTCGGCTGTCTCCAGACTTGATGCCCCGTATGAAATGATCACATCTTCTGCGGGCACAAAGATTGACATCTGACGCTGTACGCCAACGTCGTAGTACACCTTCTTAAATGCAGACCCTGCTGCTGGCAAATTCCACAACATGCGCTCATGCTCACCCCGAAACTCAACCATCCGTTCCGTTAGCTCATAGTTCATGTCTTCTTTGACACGCTGTGCGGCTTCTTCTTTTGCCCGCGTATCTTTGCCAATGATCTTGGTTTTAACCGGACCCTGTGCAGGGAAGGTCTCCATGATCGTCTCAGACTGAAAGCGCACAACCGCTTCCGTAATCATCGGATGGAACACACCGCATGCGCCGTTCCACGGCTCGGTACGCTCCTCATACTTCAGACCCATCAAGGTCAAGCCTTCCTTATATGTATCTTCCCAATCTTTGCGGGAGTTCAGATCGCCTCGGATATCTTCCAGCATGTCACTGCCCATAGTCTGAAGTTCGCCTTCATCCATGTCTTCAGCTAAGTTCTTATAGAAGTCATCTTCCTGCTCTGTAGGCTCAATCTCAATTTCTAGCCCGTCAATCCCGATACTTACGGATTCAGGATCTACAACTTCAATCTCAATATCCGGGCCTTCCATGAGGGCAGCTTCTTCTTCAATACCCACGGGTGCCTGATACAGCGCTTTTTCTATAGCCATGATTTGTCCTTAGTAATACGCCGCCTTGCGGCTTCTCCAAAATATAGGCTCGTCCTGTTCATCTGAGGGCAACGTAATAAACCCCCCGTTTCTGAACCGTAGAAGCGCCTGTGTCATCGTGTCCACGTAGTCGTCGTGCTCCCCAACAGGAAACGCAACGATCTCTTCAATCACATCCTTTGCCCATCTACGATCAGGCGCCCATACCGCACCGCTTGCAAATATGTCACTTACGGCGTTCACCCGTGCGTACTTATCGTTACCCCGGCTAGGCGTAAACTCATCCACTGGTATGCCCATACGTCTTAATTCCTGAATAAGTGGCGCTCCGGCTGCTTTCTTTTCCACCAGAAACGAATCTGGCTTCCATTCCTTATACTGCTTAAGCGCTACTTCTTTAAGTTCGGGGAACTCCATCCGATCTTTGAACGCATCTAACAAAATAAGGCTGGGCCTGCTGCCTTCTTCTTCGTTGTACCACACCCCCCACGTTGTACACGCCGTGTAGTCGCTTGTGGTCTTGGCTTCATGCGCCGTATCCCAGCTCTGAATGATGAATTCACACTGCGGTGGGTCATCTGGCTCCCAAATCCGCCACTGTGTACGCTTAATAAACGCTGCGGAGTCCAAAGTTGGCTGCTGCATGTACTGTGCGTTCCAATACCGCGCATCCATCGCCATCTTTTTCTGTTTTAGCTGCTCAAGCGGCCACTGTTCAGGCCAAAGCGACTTCTCCTTCTCCGTATCCTCGTGCAATATGGCGGGCAGCTCGACAATTTCCCACTGATCGGCGTCTGGATTGCGGATTTGGTACTGCATCAGCCTTCCCGTCAGGTCTACCAACGACCATCGGGTCATAATTACTATGATTGCGCCTCCCGGCATCAAACGTTGAAGCGGTCCGGTCTGAAACCAGCTCCATGCGTTATCAAATGTGGCGCGGCTGTTAGCTTTGATATCCTGTTCTGAGTGTGGATCATCAATAACGAATAAATCTGCACCACGGCCAGCAAGAGCACCACCAACACCAACAGCGTAGTACTGACCGCCAGCAGAGGTAGACCATTTTCCCGCAGCTTTTTGATCATCTGCAACCAAAGTGTTTGGAAAAACCGTCTTATATTCATCTGTATCAATCAAATTTCGCACCCTGCGGCCAAAATCCTCCGACAAACTGGCCGTGTGCGTCGCCATAATGATCTTCTTATCAGGATATTGCCCTAAAAACCACGCCGGGAACAGATAGGAAGAGAACTCAGACTTACCCATACGGGGTGCGATGTTGATGATGACGCGTTTTTTGCGTCCTTCGACCACATCTTTGAAGATCTGCCCCAGCTTTCGGTGGTGTGCGCCTTCTTTAAAGCCCGGATATATGGCATGTGCGAAGGCTGTCATGGAAGTTTGCGCTTGTTTTAGCTTAAGCCTGCGCTCTTGCTCCTCAAGTTCTTCCAAAAACTCAAGTTTTTCTTCTGGCGTCATACTCGCCAGCAGCGTTCTGATCTCCGCTTCACTCAGACGCTGCATCATCTTCTTTCACTTCAACGTCAACGGCGTCCTTGTTGCGCTCTTCCTTTTCTTTTGCCTCTGCCTCCACAGTCTTACTGAGCTGATCTAGCTTGGCACGGATGCGGTTATCCAGTTCATCATCAGCCAACTGATCTTTTTTAACCTCGATGCGCTCTGTAAATAGGCCCACCTCTGTGACCTTGCCCAATAACTCAATAGCTTTTAATCGTATCCGGGCGTCTGGGTGCTCCATCTCTTCTACTAGCTGATGCACCGCTTTGCCGCGTATTTCTTTAGCCTGCTGCACGAACTCCCAGTCGTAGGCGGTCAGCATCGCCACCGTTTTTCGCACGGCGGCTGGCACCTTCAGATTAAGTAAAGCGTCTCTTACATTCGGGGCGTCAGTAGTCACCGCCGCAAACGCTTCACGGGCGGCAGCTTTTTCCGCTTGTTCTGTCACGGTAGCGTCGTCTTCGGCGCCTAGCTGCTTTAACCACTCGGTTGTACTGATCTGTGCGTCAAGCAGCCCCATAGGGGACGTCTTCTTTAACGGCACAAAGCCTTCGTCTGGTGCATCCAGTACGTTTGGCTCAAAATCAATAGTAGTTAAATGCTCCAACACGCGGGGATCTCCCGTTGCAGGGCTTGTGCCCAGTTGGGCGGAGTGTATACTTGGTCTCGGTACCTCGCAAGAGGGTAGTTTCTTCTTGGTGCCTCTCCTTGGCTTCGTAGGCCACTTTCCCCAGCGCAACCCGCTGGGGTTTTTTTCGCTGTGTGCTGTCCAATATTTGACATTGGTCGGCTGATTTTTTATAAAAATTTTGCGCGTTTTGTTTTGGGATGTTGGACGGGCTTGGACAAAGTGTGGGGTGTGGTTGCGGATTACTGATATCCGTCCGTCGCCACGCCACACATTATTTTGGGGGGCCACCCTACGGTGGGGTTGCACAACGCCAAACTGACACTAGGAATAGAACCTAATGGTATAATAGATGTATCGGTTGGCAGGGTTGCCAGCCGTTGCGATGCCGAGCCGCACAATGCTCGGCTTTTTCATTTGGGTGACCGTCACCCAGAAAGGCTATGCCATGTATAAGTCAATCGTTAGTCTTCAAGCCGTTATCGCGGCTGGTATCAAGTTAGGCCAGCAAGCCGAACAGAATCGCAAGGACATACGCGATGATGTTCTGTCGTTTAAGACACTTGATGCTCAATGGGAGTTCGTTGGTACTAAGTTGATGCCATTGATTCTGAAGATCCCTGCATACAAGGGTTGCAAGATTGATAAAACGAATCGGGGTTCATACCAGTTCGTTGATGCGAAGACAGGCAAAAGGCATGAGGGAGCACGCTCATTCTTGCGGGATCGTTTGTCTCTCACTACTTTGTTAGCAGGAGCAGGCAACACCAACAAGAAGACGCGCAACAAGAAAGAATCGCTATCTCCTGTTGATTCGTTGCTACAAGCCTTTGAGAAGTTGTCGTTGAAACAGCAACGCGAGTTTCTGAAGCGTTGCCCGAATGTCATCTAAACAAACTAAGGAGAAGCACAATGAGCAAAACCAAACTCACCAAACTGTTGGACAGAACTCCCGCGCAAAAGCAGGAGCGCAAGGCTTCTGTGCGATTCAAAACAGAACGAACCCGCAAAG